TCGAACTCGAACTCGACGCTCTCGAAGCCGGCGGTGTCCACGATGACGCCGGTCTTGCCGGTGCCAGTGGTGCCGATAGCGACCGGGGAGATCGACCGCTTCCGGCGGATGTTGTTGTGAAGGTCGTACATGGTGTTGGCCCTCCTGGGCCGCGCATGAAGGGATGGGGTGAGCGAGGACCGGCGCTGGGCCGGCCCCCATCAGCGCGTCAGGCCTAGGCCGAACATTTGAGTTTCCTGACGGCCTCCGCCAAGACAACTTGTCCGCCCGAGCGCTTGCGGACGATGAACCGCACGTTCCCGGCAGTCGCCTGGGTGTAGGGGTCGCGCAGCATCTCCATCGAGATGCGGTCGCCCCAGACATAGGCGCGGCGGAAGTCGCCGTAGATGACCGGGTAGAGGTTCGCGCCTTCCGACGGCATGTCCGGCAGCTCGACGTAGGGGTCGCCGTCGATGGTGTTCGGGCGGCCTTGGGCGATGCCGGGCATCCAGATGTACTGGCCCTGGCCGTCCTTGAGCTTGCGGACCGAGCCGAGGGTGGTCCGGTTCATGCCCCAGGTGGCGTTGCGGGTGTAGGCGGTCTTGATGCCATGCTTCATGCCGATCAGGCCGTCGGCTTGACCGTTGGCGTCCTTGATGGTCGCCGCGGAGCCGGAGTTGGTCTCCGCCACGTTCGAGTTGGTCAGCACGCCCTCGGCCTGGCCGACGCCGGTGCCGGACACGAACTCGGCGCCCTCCTTGACCTCGAACTGCTCGGCGGCCTCCATGGCGATCTCAGACGCCATGTCGAAGGCCGAGTCCTCCAGCATCTGGTTCGAGATATCGACCAGGGCGTAGAGTTCATGGACGGGCAGTTCCTCCAGGCCATAGGCCAGGCCCGTGGTTTCCGAGCGGGTGCCCTGCTCCGAGACGCGCTGGGCGGCGAACTGGCCGGTGCGCTTCGGGATCTGGATCGACTTCTGGGCGGTCGTGCGGACGCGGACCAGCGAGCGGAAGGCCGAGATTTCGGTCACGCCCTTGATGATCTCGCGGACGTACTCGATGGGGGCCAGATAGCCGCCGGCGCTGTCGGTGGAGATCGAGAGCGCCTTGTATTCCTGGGTCACCGCTTCGAGCACGGCGCGCTGATCGTCGGCCAGGTTCGGCACGCCGATGGTCTGGGCCAGCACCACGGACTTCGCCCAGAGGTTCGCGCGCTCGGCCTTGGCCTCGTCGGTGGAGCCCTGGCCGGTGCGGCGCAGGGTCGTGGCCAGCTGGTCGAACTGCCCCTTGAGCTCGTCCAGGGCCTTCTTCTGGCCCTCGGCGATGGTCAGCTTCTGGCTCAGGCCCTCGAACTGGTCGAGGCGCTGGTCGATCTTGGCCAGCTTCTCGTCGTAGAGCGGGTCGGCCGAGCCCTTCTTGGCGATTTCAGCCAGGCGGGCGTCGTTGGCCTCCTTGTAGCTCTCAAAGGCGGACATCACCGGGGCGACGGCCTTCTTGACCTCGCCGACGATATCGACGGAGTCGTCCTTCCGCTCCATGCGGGCGGTGTTGGTACGCATGTCTTTTGGCCCTCCTGGGCCTGATGTCGGGGTGTGTGGGGTGACGGCGGCTAGGCGCGGATGCGCGCGGCCAGGTCAGCGAAGGCGGCATGGATGGCCGCCAGGTCTCCCGGAGACACCTCGTCACGAGGGCTCTGATCGGGGGCTCCAGCGTCGCGCTGGAACCAGTTTTTGAAGCCGGACACGGCCTTGACCCTATCCGCGCGCGAGAGGCCTGCGTCGCGCAGGTCCGCTTCCAGGTCGCGCCAATCTTGAGCCGAGAACTCCTCGGTCGTCTTCAGGCCGGAGACGGTGGCCCGCTCGTTCATCGGGAAGGTGACGATGGAGACTTCCATCAGGTCGACCTCCTTCAGCTTCCGCACGCCGGCCTGCCGGTCGTATTCCTCCGTGAGGGTCCGGTAGCCGATGGACATGGCGTCCAGGGCGCCGGCGCGCATCAGCTCGTAGGTCTCGCGGCCGTCTTGGATCGACAGCAGCAGCTGGCCCTTCACCTTGAGGCCTCGGCCGTCCTCTTCCATCGCGGTCCAGACGCCGCAGGGCCGGCGCGTGTCGTGCTGCAGCAGCATCTTGACCTTGCCGGCCGGGCGCTTGCGCAGGGAGTTGGCGAAGGCGCCGGGCATCATCATGTCCTGCCCGCGGTCGACGTTGTTGAAGGTCGAGGCGTAGCCCTCGAACTCGCCCTGGGCGGAAATCTCCTTCACGTCGAACTCGAGCGCGTGGCCGAGGGCGCCGCGGAAGACGGTCGAAGCGTCCTTGGCCTCAAACTGCCGCATCGTTTCCATCCTGTGGGTCTTGAGGGTCATCCTCGGGATCTTGGGTCTCGCCGTTCGGGTTTGGCGGGGTCGAGGCGTCGATCTGGTCCTGGGCCATCGCGTCGGCGATGCTCTGGGCCCGGGCGACGAGGCCCTCCATCGTCTCGTCGGCTTCGATCAACCCGACGCTGCGGAGGTAGCGGAACAGGGCCACCGACAGGCTCGGGTCCTTCTCGACGGCCGAGATCAGGGCGGTGAGGACCGCGGCATCGACCTTGCCGACTGCATCGTCCTCGCGCGGCCCGTACTGCAGGGCCTCGCGGGCCTCATCGGCGCTCACCAGGCCCTTGTCGTAGAGCTCGACGACGGACTTGCGCTTGCTCTCCCGGCGCGGCTCCAAGGCCGGCACGCCGTCGAGATCGCCTTCGAGCCGCAGGCCCTCGCCGAACATCGGACAGAGCCAGGAGTTGAGGGCGTCCATGACCCGATCGTGCAGCGGGAGGACCGTGTCTTCGTAGAGCTCGAGCTTGGCCTCGCGGACGTTGTTGAAGGTCGTCTGGCCGGGGACCACCAGGATGTGCGGCACCCCGGCAGCGAGGCAGATGTCGCGGGCGGCGTCATCCTTGCCTGCGCCGAAGTCCATATCGCGGGGGCTGATCCCCATCTCCAGCCAGTCGACGAGGCCGCCGAACACCATCGGCTTGCCGGCGTTCGTCGGGCCGCCGTGCGTAGAGGTCAGCGACTTCTTGGCCGCGCTGATGACCTCGGGCGGGGCCGCCTGCATCGTGCCGTCGGTGTTCTTGATCGGCTGGAACACCAAGGCGCCGGATGGCCGGGCGCCATTGTCCAGCAGGGCCTTGTTGTGCGCCCCGGCCGCGTTGTGCCGGTCGATCCCGTAGGCGGCGGGCTCCATCCGCCCCAGGCCATACCAGTCGTTGAGCGGGTGGAACTCCTTGACGTGCAGGATCGGCCCCTTGCCGGTCATGGGATCGCAGTCCCAGACCTTGCGGACGCCGTTGGCGGTGTACTCGTAGCCCTTGGGCAGGCCGTAGGGTCCGGCGACGACGCGCATCCGATCCGGTCGGTGCGCCCAGAGCTCGCGGGGCGGGCCGCTGTCGGGGCCGACCGCCTCGAGGTAGCCGTTGCCCTGCAGCACGATGTAGGCGAACAGCGCCTCGAACAGGCTGGAGCCGCCGACCATCGGGCCGGGCCGCACGAGGAGGTCGAGCAGCGCGTGCTTCTCAATCTCCGCGCCCTTGGCGTCCTTCAGGATCCAGGGGATGGAGGCGGCAGAGGAAGCGATGAGCTTGACGCACCGATACGCGACGGCGTTCCGGACATAGGCCTCTTCGGCCAACTTGCCGTACTCGCGAGGCGTCCACACCGGGCGGCCGACATAGGCGGTCGAGATCACCGGGCCGACCTCCGAGGCCTTCTCCTGGTGGGGATAGGCCATGCGGTTGTCTTCGGTCCCGAACCAGCGCCAGGGCAGGACGCTATCGAGCAGGCTGCGGCGCGCCATGCAATGCGGCTCCTTCCGGGGCTATGCGGCCTCGCCGCTGATTGAAAGGCCGTCGACGTTCCAGACGAAGCCGGCCGGAGCCAGAGCGAGGTCGTTGAAGGCGTCCGCCGCGGCATCGACCTGGTCGTCGTGCGCGCCAGCGGGGAACAGGGTAAGCTCGTCGAGGAAGGTCTCGACCCAGGCGTCGCGGTCCGGGTCTCCGGTCACGAGCACGAAGACGTTTCCGGCTTCGGCCTGGGCTGCGAGAGGTCCGGCGCGCTGTTCCTTATCACCCGTCACCGGCGCCGCCTTCACGGCATACCCGGCAAGCAGCCTGATCTTGGTCTGGGCGTCCGCCTTGCCGGCGGCTCCAGGGTCCTGCGGGATGCGGATCCTGCAGCCGACGCCATCGGCCTCGGCGGTCTGTCGGAGGACACGCTCAACCCCGCCTGGGCTCCATTGGCCGCGGACGGCGTGAACGATGACGAACCGGCCATCAGGCGTCGCCACCATCTTGATGCCCGCCGTGGGGTCTCCGGCGCCCTCGGTGGCCCCGAAGTCCCAGGCCCTGGTCGTGCGCAACGTCACGCCAGCGGGGAGAGCTCGCAGGGGCTGGAACCATTCCCGCTTGAACAACCCGCCCTCACGGGGCGCCGGGCGCTGCTGATACTGGCCGGCCCAGGCGTAGGGGCCCTTCGTCCTCTTGAGTTCGGCGACCGTCGCGGCCGGGAAACGCTCGGGAAAGAGCAACTCGCCATCGGTCTGGCGGGGGTCCTCGAACGTGACCGCCGGATGGCCGTCGTTCGCCGGCTGCAGGACGGTGACGCAGCGCCTAGCCGGCTCGAACTCCATCGGGAGCTCGAGGTGGACATAGCCGAGTTCCTTGGCGGTCGCCGCGCAGTCCTTGGCGTGCAAGCGCTGCATGATCAGGACGATGGCGTCCTTGACCGGGTCATTGAGACGGTCGGAGATGGCCTCGCGCATGATCCGCACGGCGGTTGACCGCTGCACGTCGCTCTCGGCCGCCTCGGTGTCGTGCGGATCGTCGATCTTGACCCGGTTCGCCCGGCCACCCGTCATCTTGGAGAACGGGCGGGCCTCGCTGAACCCGCTTTTGGTGTTTGCGAACTTGCGAACCGCGTTGGAGTCGGTGCGCAGTGCCAGCGGCCACAGGGCCTGGAACTTCTCGCTCTCGATCAGGTCGCGGAGCTTCTGGTTGTCGCGGAAGCAATTCGCCTGGCTGAACGAGGTCGACAGCACCTGGATATGGGGCATCCCCTTCGGACCCCACTCCCAGGCCGTCCAGAACACCAGCAGCAGGGACTTCATCATCCCCGGCGGCACGGTGATCAGCAGGCGCCGGATGTGGCCGTCGGTGACCGCTTCAAGGTGGTCGCACATCGTCCGCAAGGCCCAGCCGGTGCGGAAGGGCGCGACAGGCTCCAGCACATACCAGAACTCGCGGATGAACCCGTGCAGGGTCCGGCAGTTCGCCAGGATCTGCTCGCGCTCGGTCTCAACGCGCCGCGCTTCTCGCCGCCGGTTCCGCTCGCGCAGGAGTTCAAGATAGACCTCGGCCTGCTCGCGGCTCATCACCCGGCCGTCGCCCAGGCGGACCCCGCCCGTGACGCTCTGCGCTACCGAAGCCGCCACGGTCAGTCCTGATCGGGCTCACCGCCCTCAAGAGCCGCGATCTCCGCGGCGATCTCGTCGTCGGTCATCTGGCGGGTGCGCGACGTCAGGTCGATGCGCTGAACCGGGGCGGTCTTCGGCGCCATGCGGGCCGTCGCCCACTTGATCGCGTCAATCGCCACGCGCGCGCCGTCCGGCTTCACCTTGCCCGCAGCGGCCGCTCGTCCGTAGGTCAACGCCTCTTCGGCAAGCACCTCGGCCCGCTGTTCGCGCGCACGCGCGTATTGTTGGCGGAGGCCTTCGTCGGAATCGATGAAGGTGTGCGTCGACGGCGGATCAAGCCCGAGGTCTGCACACGAAGCCCGAAGGCTCTTGCCCTCGCAGATCAGCAGCAGAACGGCCGGGATATCCTCGGCGCTAGGCCGCCGCTTGCCGGCGCCGCTCATCTTGGACCTCTTGGAAGGTTTGGCCTGTGGCCTCAAGCGTGGCGGTGCGGCCCGTGAAGTCCTGCCAGCGGCCCACCGTCACATCTACATAGGCGGGCGAAAGCTCCATTGTGCGACAGGCCCTGCCTGTAACCTCGGCGGCCATCAAGGTTGACCCAGACCCGCAGAATGGCTCAACGACCACGCCGCCCGGCGGACAGCTTGAGCGGATTGCGCGCTCCATCATGGCCACCGGCTTTGGGGTTGCGTGCCCGTGGCGCTCTGCCCCGGTGACACGGGGGAACTCCCAGACATCGCGCATGACGTCGTGGGCGTTGTCGAAATAGCTGCGCATGCCCTCAAGGATGACGTCGCGCCCAGACCTCTTTACGCGGTCCCAGTCCGCCTTCAGCTCGCGCCAGGGCCGTTGGAACCTGCCAGGGTAGGCGACAGACAGAGCGGCATAGTGCTTCTCGGGGATCAGCGTGAGCTGCGACTTGGTGAACCAGTGGCTGAACATGCCGCAGCCACAGACCCGCTTGATATCTCCAGGCTGGACGCCCGCGGCTTCGGCCTCATGCGCCAGGTAGCCTCGGACGACTTCCCAGGCCTCGGGGTAATCCTCTGAGTTGATGTTGCCCAGGAACTGCGCGCCGAACTGAAAAAACAGGCATCGCTCGCTGGCTTCTGGGTACTGCGTCAGACCGGGGGAAGCCATGCCGGCGCTCCCCTTTTTGTCCCACACGATTTCGTTGCGGAGCTCTAGGCGCTCGCTGGCCTCAAGGCCTCCGCGATACCAGAGGCGCCAGAGGTCCGGCGCGTTGCCCCAAATGTAGGCGCTGCCGTTGTCGGCGATATGCGGGCGAAAGGCTCGCCACCACTCCATCTGGAACCGATCCAGCTTTTCCCGATAGATGTTGTCGTTCAGGACCCCGTCCGCCGCCTTGCCCATTCCGTAGGGCGGATCGGCGTGCAAGAGTTGAGCGACGCCGCCGGACATCAGAGCGCCAACGTCGTCCGGCCTCGTGCTGTCGCCGCACATCACGCGGTGTTGTCCCAAGATCCACACGTCCCCAAGGCACGAGACCGGCGTCTCGGGCGGTTCGGGGGTGTCATCGGCGTCCGCTCGCACCGGAACCGCCTTGTTGAGCAACGCTGCAAGCTCATCGGCATCGAAACCGATCAGATCTAGGTCGAAGTCCATCGCCCCCAGCGCGGCCACCTCGGCGCGCAGCACGTCTTCGTCCCACCCGGCATTCATGGCCAACTTGTTGTCCGCGATGACGTAGGCGCGGCGCTGGGCGGCGGTGAGGTGGTCGAGGACGAGGACCGGGACGGAGGCCAGGCCGAGGGCCTTTGCAGCCAGAAC